CTGAAAAAGGACCCAGTTTTCAGGCTGAGGAAGGATATCATGATGATTTGGTCATGACTTTAGTTTTATTTGGATGGTTAGTGAATCAAAGATATTTTAAAGAAATTACTGATTCTGATATTAGAAAAAAATTATTAGAACAACAAGAAAGAATGAATGATGAAGATTCATTACCATTGGGCTTTTTTAATGATGGCAAATCTGAGGTAGTGGCTGAAGATGATTATCATGTTTGGAAAGAATATAAATCAGGACTCTATTGGAATTCCGAAATTTAATAAATATAGTTAATTAGAGGTGAGTTTCAAGTAGGTTAGACGTAAGAGCTAACACGCTAGAAGTCAACTAAATATAATAAATATAGGAGAATAAAAATGCCCTTCACAGTTAGTCCTGGTGTTCTGACTAGAGAAATCGATTTAACAACCATAGTACCAACCCTCGCCACAAATATAGGGGGATTTTCAGGACTCTTTAGATGGGGACCTATTGAAGATCCAGAAAATGGTCGAGTCGCTTCAGAAGCCGATTTAAAAGCTAAATTTTTCGTACCAAACGAAGACAATTATGTTTCATGGTTTTCCGCATCAAATTTTATGAACTATGGCGGAGTTCTTGAAATTTCACGAACAGCAAACTCTTTAGCAAAAAACGCCTCATCTGCTAACACAACTTATGCGGCGACACAAGAGGGAGCGACAGTTTTAATTAAAAATAAGAAAGCATTCGAAACCACATATGATCCATCCACAGGAGGATCTTCTACGGGAACTTATGGACCGTGGGTTGCGACATATGCGGGAGTAAGAGGAAATAGTTTAAAGGTTTCAGCATGTGGACCCGATAAAGCAGCAAAAACCCTCACAGGAACAGTTGCGGTCAATGCGACAACTGGATTAGTAGCATCAACGTCTAATTCACTTTGGTTTGAAGAAGTTAGAAATGGTGATGTTTTAGAAATTGGTGGAGAAAATTACTTAGTTAATAATGTAATGAATACTCAAGGAACTGATACAGCGTATGTTGTACAAACTCCAGGTTCCGCTACTGTCACAGTACAATCTGCTGGAAGTGCAGTATCCTGTTTGGTTAGATCAGCATTTGAAGAAAAATCAACACAAATTTTCGGCACAATTGTAAATACTGGTGGAACAAAAACAGTAACCGGAACTGGTACATTTTTTAGTACACAATTGAGAGTGGGAGATATGATAGTATCCACTTGTGATACTCTAGCACCATTCAGACATAAAGTTGCTTCAATCACAAGTAATACTGAATTGCAATTGGTTACAGCATCAGACACAGACAAAGGAATTACATCTACATTAGCTTTTGGTAGAGAATGGGAATATGCATGTAATCCAGGAGAATCTAGTGTCAATGGAGATGCACCCGGAACTTCAGTTTGGGCTGAAGCAAGAGGAGCTTCTCAAGACGAAATTCATATTGTTGTTGTAGACGAAGATGGAAATTGGGGAACATCCACAACAGCATCGACGGGCGATACATTAATAGAAAGATGGAATGGAGTTTCAGTCGCTTCAAATTCTCCAGACTATTATAAATCTAAAGTTAATAACACAGACGAATTTCCAGTATGGGCAATGTCACATCCAGCAACAGGTGGTATAGTAAATGGTGATGACACTACTGATTCTGCATGGGGAACAGCCGCGGTAAGTGGTACTAAATTTAATGCATTTGGATGGTCACAGTCATGGTCACTTAATGGTGGATTAGATGGACAGACATTATCACTTGGTGATCGAAAAACGGGATACGATGTATTTAAAGAACCAGTAGATTCAGCCGCTTCATTAATTTTTATGGGAGACGCAGAAGCGGCATTATCTTCTTATGTAATGTCCACTATCGCGGAAGCAAGAAAAGATTTGGTCGTATTTTGTTCACCGGAAAGAGCAGATGTTTTGGGTACAACTACTCAAGCATCAAATGTTTTAGATTATAGAAATGGTTTACCAAGTACATCTTATGGATTTATGGATTCAGGATGGAAACGACAATGGGACACGACCAATGATGTTTATAGATACATTCCATTAAATCCGGATTGTGCAGGGCTTGCAGTTGCTACAGAAAATACTTTGGGTTCATTTTACTCTCCAGCAGGTTATACTAGAGGTCAAATTAAGAATATTAGAGATTTGGCATGGAATCCTGCGGAAGCTGATAGAGATGTTCTTTATAATAAAGGTATCAATTCTGTTGTGAATTTTCCAGGCGAAGGAAGAATGTTGTTTGGAGATAAAACACTATTAGCAAAACCAAATGCATTTGATAGAATTAATGTAAGAAGATTGTTTATTACATTAGAAAAATCAATTTCTCAAGCGGCAAAACAATCATTGTTTGAATTCAATGATGATTTTACAAGATCTCAATTTGTTTCCATTGTAGAACCTTTCTTGCGAGATATTCAAGCAAGGGGAGGAATTACTGATTTTATGGTTGTATGTGATGGATCTAATAATACACCAACAGTTATAGATGCAAATCAATTTGTAGGTGCTATATATGTTAAGCCGGCAAGATCAATTAACTTTATTGAATTAAGTTTTGTATCTGTAAGAACTGGTGTATCATTTAGTGAAGTAGTTCAAAGATAAAGGAGAGATAACACATGGCGGATGAAGCAGTAAATAATTTTAGTATTAATACTTTTATTAGTTCAATTAAAGCCTCAGGGGCGAGATCTAATTTATTTTCATGTACAATGACATTACCAGCAACCGCAGTGGATGCCGCAGGAATGGCAAAGCAGACCGGTGCAACGGACAAATTAGATTTTCTAGTAAATGCAACGGTTATGCCAGGATATATTAATGGAGAAATTCCTGTTTCTTATTACGGGAGGCAGGTTTTCTTTGCAGGAGATACCACATTTGGCGATTGGACATGTACAGTATTAAATGATGAAGATATGAAAGTTAGAACAAATATTGAAAGATGGATTGAAGCTATGAATAGTGCAGAGGGAAATGTAAGAGCATGGAAGATTCCTCATTCTAGTATGTTAGGTACAATATTAGTTAAATCTTATTCTTTAGCTGGTGATACGACAAAGACAATTGATAGTATGAAATTACATGGTGCATGGCCAAATAATATATCACCAATTGAATTAAGTCATGATTCAGTAAATACTATAGAAACATTTACTATAACTTGGCAATATTCTTATTCTGGACCAACATTATCTACAGCAACTAATGCGGTCAAAACAATAGATACAGTAGCCGGCGGCGGAGTCGCATAATAAGGAGAAATAATGGCAGCAACGGGATTTAACGTTAATGATATTAAAACCGCTTTAGCGGATGGTGGAGCGAGACCTACGCTATTTGAGATTAGTGGAAGTTTCGAAGGAACAAGTTTTATGTTACATTGTCGAGCGGCATCATTACCAGGAACAAATATTAATGTAATTCCTGTAAATTATCGCGGAAGAGCAATTAAACTCCCAGGAGTTAGAACTTATGATGTATGGAATACGACATTTTTAAATGATGATGGTGAAATAAGACAGAAGTTAATAACATGGATGAGACAAATGGCGGGGGGAATTGATGGATCAAGAACTGCTGTATATGGACCATTTAATAAAACTACTTCTGATTATAGAGATTTGTCCGTTACTCAATTAAAAAAAGATGGCACAAAAACAATAACTTATAAATTAATACAGGCTTGGCCAGTAAATATAAGTGATATTGCATTAGATTGGGGCACAGAAGGATTTCAAGAATTTACTGTAACTTGGAGATATGATTATTTTCTAGAAAAATCTGAGGCTGGCAACTCCGCAAAGGTGGGTGATATTATTGCAGCCGCTGCGTGATAAATAGTTATAATCAGATAAATAGTTAATAATTTTAAACACTTTACAGGTTGATAACTCGTGGCATTCAATGTAGATGAATTTAGATCAAAAGCGCTAAAATATGGTGGTGCGGCACCTAATCTATTTGAAGTGGATATTGTCTGGCCTTGGACATCTTCTACTAGAACAAATTATAACATTAAAACAACATTTCTTCCAGCATCTATATCAACTTCCACAACAGTAAATTATCTTGGTAGAGTTTTTAAATTTGCAGGGGAAAGAACATATCCACAATGGACATGTACTTTTCTTAATGATGAAGATTTTAAATTGAGAAATGCATTAGAAAGATGGTCTGATTATATTTCTGGACACGTGAAACTTGGAAGAACAAGAGTACAATCTACTGCAGGAAGAGAGGATGCACCACTCGATTATCAATCTTCAGCTATATTGACTCAATTTTCAAAAAATGGAAATCCTTTAAAAAAATATACATTTAATGGGCTATATCCATTAACATTAACAGATATTCCTGTTTCTTGGGATACGACAAATGCAATTGAAGAATTTACAGCAACATTTGAATATCAATATTATACAACCAATTATATAAGTTCTAATCCTGAGAGTCGCGACATCAGCCCTGATAATTGGATTGGAAGAGGTAGCACAGTTCCGCGCGATCAAGGTGTAGCAGAAATGAATGCAACGTTGGATGATTTTGATTTAACAATGGACGATGATTATTAGAGAAATATATATGAAAAATAAAACAATCAATAGGATATATTATGGCACAATTTAGTTTATTTGGATTTAAGATCGGAAAAAAGGATGAAGAAAAGGAACTATTAGCTTTTGCTAAACCTGATGATCTTGAAGGAACCTTTGATATAGCATCATCGTATGGAATGTCTGCAGGTGGTGCTTATGGTACTTATATTGATATGGAAGGTACTGCCAAAAATGAGGCAGACCTCATTAGCAGATATAGAACGATGGTTTTACAACCAGAGGTCGATATGGCTATAGATGATATTGTAAATGAGGCTATAGTTACTGGAAGAGATGTTCCAGCAATTTCAATTGCGTTACATAATTTAAATGTTACAGAAAAAATCAAAGGCAAAATTTCAGATGAATTTGCAGAGATTATGAGACTTTTAGATTTTAATAATAATGGTTATGATATTTTTAGAAAATGGTATGTTGATGGTAGAATTTATTATCAATGTGTTATTGATCCAGCTGACGCTTCTGCAGGATTACAAGAATTAAGATTTGTTGATCCCCTTAAAATAAGAAAAGTTAGAGAAAGAAAAAAACCAGAACAAAATGTTCCACGAGAAGCTACATTAAAGAAAGACATGTCTGGTGAATATTATGAATATTATTTGTATCAGGATAAACCAATGTCTAATCAACCTAATAAAATGGGCGTTGGAGATTATTCTAAAAAGCAACTGAAGATCGCTCCTGATATGATTGCATATGCTGGTTCCGGTGTTACTAATGCTGGTAGAAAAATGGTCATTTCTCATTTACATAAAGCGATCAAATCATTAAATCAGTTAAGAATGATTGAGGATTCTTTAGTTATTTACAGAATATCGAGAGCACCAGAAAGAA